GTTTATACGACCCCTACTTGCATCAGAGACATCGCCAAATACAATTTGTGCTGACTGACCATCATTACTTTGTATATAAAGTTGAGCTATCGCATCTTTTATATGTAGCGTTCCGTCAGGCGAACTGGTACCAATACCAACATTACCGCTGCTGTCGATGCGCATGGCTTCTGTGTCAGCCGTACCAAAACGGAGGGTTTTTGACGATGCCACCGAAATAGCCATGTCTGTTGAAGATCGCAAGGCAACACCACCCGAACCAACATTTAGGTAGCTACCCCCAGTATAGCCAGAACCGTAGTTTGTTATGGTCAAGCCGCTTCCTGCGTCATCAACAAACTTAGAATTTACAAAGCTAGTAGTCGTAATGTTTTCCACCCGAAAGCCATCACTTGCATCAGCTTCAATATTTAACTTTGCACTTGGCGAACTCGTGCCAATCCCCAATCGCTCAGCACTCGCATCCCAGAAGAACTTTGCAGTGGTGCCTGTGTCCTCGTAGAAGCTGATGTCGCCTGTAGCGTGGTCAATGTTAAACCTTTGCGTAAACACGCTTTTTGCATCATTGACTGTAAATATCTTAAAATCACCGCCAGAACTCATTACCGCTGCATTCTCGTCGGTAGTATCGCTTTCCATCATAAAGATGCGAGGGAATGTGCTGTTGATCTGAGCGTCCCCATCCACAGTCAGCCCATCGCTGGTCAAAGTCCCAGTGATGTCTACACCTGTGCTGGTGGTGGCGAATTTCTGGGCGTTGTCGTAGAATAGATTAACAGGGCCATCAGCATTAAAGACGCCTAAAGTTTCACCTGTGTACTTTTGAAGGCTTACTGCGGAATTGCCCCTTAAAACAAGGTTTCCTGTACCAGTATCGTCAATATAGCTGTTGACGTTGTCATGATAAATCTGCAAATCAGACCCAGCGCCGAAGATGGCTTTGTCGTTATCACCGAAGGTTGCGTTGCCGGTCACGTCCACACCCGTGGCAGTCGTGGCCAGCTTCGCGCTATCTGCATAGGACAACGTACCAGCAGCAGTCTTACCGCCAATCGCATTTACAACCGTGTCAAGCGTATCAAGATCAGTGTTGATCTTTTCGCCCCAAGTATCCTCAGATGCACCGATTTCTGGCTTCGTTAAGCCATATGCTGTGGTCGTTGTATCAGCCATGATATTCTCCTATGCGGCGTTAGCCTGTACGGCGTCAGCCTTATGCGGCGTTAGCCCAAGTTTCGCTTGAAGCCGAGGCGGGTGTCCAGTCCGTTGATGTGGGGGGAACAGCCGACCAGCTTTCTGGCGTGCTGCCTGCATCTTGCCACACTTTGCTAGACGGATCAACACCAGTCCAAACTTCAGGCGTATCAGGGATCGGCTCCCACTTTTTAACAGCATTGCACGTCGTACTCAAAAGAGTGCTAATCAAAGCACCGCTAAATTGAACGCGATTGCACGTTGCTACAGATGTTAGAACGCAAGCAATGTCAGCGCTGCTAATGTATATTGCCTCAGCCGTAGCCGACGTGCTGCACGCGGAAGATGTTGAAGCCGAAGTCGGCCTAACGCGTACTATGTCAGCACTGGTAGTTGACGTAGCGGCAATTGAGCTATCTGCCGTGCGAACGCGATTATAATCAGCTGACGTAGTTGAGGCGCAGGTTGATGCTGCATCGCTCTCACGCACGCGCTGGGCGGCGGAAGTTGTCGTTGTGGATGTTGTGCTAGACGCAGACGCTTCACGCACTCTAACGGCCTCTGACGAGGTCGTAGACACGCTCACAACGATAGATGCGTCTAGCCTGACACGAACCGAAGCCGCAGCCGTCGTTGTCGTGATAATAATCGTGCCAGCGCCGTCAGTGACAAAGCCATCAAGCCCATAGTTATACGAGCCGTATGTAGCCCTGCCGTAGCCAGAACGATACTCAGCCATTAGTCAAGCGTAACGTCGAGATCACCCGCCGGGAGCCTAAACACATCACCAGTGTCAATCGCCTTGCTGGTGGTCAGGGCCGCGTAAGCAATCAAGTTGCCGCCAGAAGACGCGTCGAATACGCCAACGTCAGTCACCGTGCCATAGCCAGCCGTGGCAACTGGCCACTCAATCGCAGCAGTGTTTGAGGCAGTGTTGCCGGAAACAGTGAACGTAACAGACTGACGCGCATAACCGCCGCCAGATACTTCAGTCCCGCCGCCGGGATCAGATGGCGATGCAGTGTAAAGTGCAATATGCCACTCAGTCGGGCGTGTTGCGCTGCTCGTCGTAAAGACCCAAGTTAAAACTGTGGTCTCGAATGTGTCTGAAAAACTCATTTTAGTAAGCCCTTATTTTCATGCGACGGCCTGATCCGCCAAATTTAGCTTTCTCGCTTTCTGCGTTTATAGCATCAATCGCGCTTTGATACAAAGCAGCCCAGACCTGCAAGCGCGCATCATCCTTCAGATACGGAGCGGAATGTATAAGCGAGCCATACAAATACGCGTCAGGATAATGCTCAAGCAACCAGTTGCTTGTGTTGCTGTCACTCAACGCAGGCAATTCAGATATATAATACAACTCCGCAGTGTAAGTGCCAGCTGGCGCAGGAAAGATCTCAATCTCACCAGCAGTAATCGCATAGTAAGCTGGCTCTCCGCTGGTGTTGGCTCTGTTGTACTTGCGGTCAAGTAATTGAAACTGGCTAATTAATTCAAGCGGGCGTGACTCGCCTGACGTAATGTAAAACCGAATGGCCTCAAGAAAGTCAGCAGGGATTGCGCTGTACTGCGTGTCAAGTTCCGCAGTGCTGCGCTTCTCTTGCCGCCAGTGACGCACCTGACGCTGCATGTCAGCTTCAGCCAACGAAATAAATGTCGGGGCAATTGATGCCAAGTCATCACGGTTAAGAAAATCCGTGACGTTAGATTGCAGCTCTGCGTAAGTTGTGATTGCCATTAATTGTAACCTCGATTATAATCTGGCCTACATTTGGGAGATGATAGCATGATTGATGTAGATTTGACTAGGGAACTGATAATCCTCAAGGCTAAAGACTTAGGGATGGAGGACGACAACCTTGACGCTTTAGACGAATTGGTTTGCAAAATGCTTGAAATAGATGACGCAGATCCGCTCATTTTTCCATCCTAGACAAGTAACTTAAAATGCCTTCTAAAATCTCTGGAGTAATTTTTTGCGCTGGCATTTTTGTCTTTATAGCGTGGGTCTTGTGTGCTTCATTTAATGGCTGGCCACTCTTTGCAACCTTACCCTCCATAGCGTTGTAAACATCTTTGAAAAGCAAGCCCTGTGGAACGGGCGGCAAAGATCCCAAATACTCACCAGAAATTTGAGTGTTATACGTTGAATGAGGAACGCTAGTTTTAGGCAAGTTGCCCTTCGGGGCATTGAACATCAAGGGAGCCGATGTATCAACTCTTGCCGCACCAAGGCCAAACATCCCAGCTGGCATGTCTCTTTGCGTTGGATCTGTAACGCTGTAACGAGCCTCTGCTGGGCTGGGGAAGCCCTTGGCTTGCATTGGCGCACTATCCATTAAGCGAATAAAAGACTTTCTTTTGGGAGAGGTTGTGGTCTCAGCCCACTCTCTAATCTTTGGTGACAAAACACCTACAAAATCAGGATCAATCGACCTCATTACCTCGTCAAACTCTTTAGCTGATTTTTTAGTTATTTTTGCCCCCTTAAGCAATTCAGCCATTGCGGCCCCCGTCATAGTTGCAAAATCATTGGCATCAGGGGCCATGCTCCCAGTGAGTCCAAGAATATCCGCACCTTCAAACTTTTCAGCTGCTTTGGCGGCCTCCTTGTCAATGCGAGTGATGATGTTTTGATTAGACGCCCATATGGATTTGTCTGCCTGAGCCGCTGGGCCAACCATAAAATCAACTCCGCCTTCAGTATAAACGGGCTGGTCAAAATTTACATCATTAACACCCTCAACAAGCAGCCCGCGTGATGTTCTGTCGCCGTAAAACGGAAGAACAACTTTACCCTCAGTCTCCTCCCAAGACATAGGCCGTCGAGAAAGATTTTCACCAGTGTCTGTTGACCTTACGTCTGTGTCGGAAACCCTGCGGTCCCTCATGCGCGTCTTTTGATAACCAAGCGGGTCTAAATCAATTTTGTTCGCTTTGCGCAGATCTTCCGCAATCGCAGAAGATAAAAGACTTGCAGAACCGGACCTATTAGCCGCCATTATGCTCGGGCTGTATTCATCTTCAAACGCAGCAAAACGGCTGCGAAGTACCGCAGG